ACTGATATAATAAAAAGCTTCAAAAATGATTTAATTCAACTTGGAATTAAACTTGGAGAATTCTTATTTCTATTACCAATGGCCACCGCCAACATTGCAATATCACTAACTTCACTTTTTTCATCAGCAGTTATATTACCATTTGGCGCAGGTGTACCGACAGCATTGGGAGCAATACAAACAATGATACAGACATTAAAGCAATTACAATCAAAAACGGCTGAAATATTACCTCTTTTAGCAATAGTAGATGTAATTCTCTAATGTTACCAAAAGAAGCACAAGCTGCTGTTGCTCAATTAAATTTAATCATTGGTATATTTTTTGGAATAGTAACAGCTTTAACAACAATATTAGGACTTTTAGATAACATTATGTCAGCATTTAAAAAATCAAAAGATAAATCAGATAGTCAAGCAATAATATTAGAAACTAAAGCTGATCCAGCAAGAATTAAAATAGGGGAATCAACAAAATTGTCAGCATCCGTAACAGGTGGAGATTGGAATTATACTTATCAATGGACAGATTCAAATGGTAATGTAGTTGGTACAGATAAAGAAATAACTATAACTCCAACACTACCAGCATATATAGATCCTAAACTACCGTCACCAACAATGATATTTACTTGTACAGTAAAAGACGGTACTAATACAGTACAAAAATCAGATGTTAAAATAACAAGAATTTAATTTTTTTTGAAATTTTCAAATTTTACAGTGAGTTTGTGATCGACATTTTTGATTGGATATTTAACAGGTGGGGTTAATTTAATAATCTTAGTTTCAAATGGATTTACCTCATTATTGGTAATTAAATTATTTACAAGTAATAAAGTATTGTTTTCAAATCTATTATTTATATATTCAACACAATCTTCTTCACTATTTCTAATAAGAAAATCAAAATAGTCTTGTAATGCATTAGTAGTTAAAAAATTAGATTTGAGATCATCGTAAAAATATACTTTATCATATACATCTTTTTTAATCGGGACAAAATGATTATTTTCAATTGTTAATCCTATTAAATGTTCCAAAAGAATTTTATTTTTATCATAAACAACTTTATCCTGAAACCCAACAGATCTAATAGACTCAGCAACAAAATATATTTTATCTATTTCTAATCCATATTCTTTTAACTTGATTCTTAATTTATTTAATAAATTAGCGTGTTTTTTTCTATCACTTCTGGCAGTCAAAACACCAACTTCGACATCTTTTCCAATTAAATGCTTTATATTATTAAGCAATAATTGAACTTCTTTTTTATTCAAAATATTTTCATCAAAAAATTCACTATAAGAAATACCAAGATTGGCAAAACGAATATTTTTATTTTTTCTTTGAATTCTCTCTAAAATATCCCTAGAAATATAAAATACCTCATTATTATAATCTATCGGAATATCATCTTTTAAATAAATACCACTTTTGATTAACGCAAATTCAATAGGAGAAATTTTTAAAATAGGAACATCTGGCTTATTTTTATCTATAACCCATATATCACTCTTAATATACCAGAGCGTATTATCCAGATCGAAAAAAGCAATCTCTCTCATTATAAATTCATTAATCTAAAAATTTTAACAATTCTAACTGATGTCTTTCTATAATTTTCTCAGCATCTTCTTTATTGAAAAATCCAGCCTCAACAGTTTCACCTCTTAAAAAATTACCTAATATCATATCATTAAAAAGTTGTACATTCATTTCTTCTTTCTCAATTCTAACAACATAACAATTTAATCTTTTGTTAGCACCTGCTTTATAATAATTGATGATATATTCTTCACCATTTTTTAAATGTTTTTTGGTCAATTTTATTCTAGATTCTTCTTCTAATTCTACTAATGCGGTTTTGATTTTACTTAATTTCTTTTCTATGTGCCCTTTAGGTATTGACCATTTTCGCATTTTTCTTTTGAATTTCTTAGGTCTTACTAATAATATCTTATTATTGTATATAAGAACAACACCTGAAAGTCTATGACTTTTTGCCTCTAATAAATATTCGTTGAAATCCATCATAAAGATATATCGATTTTGCTTTTTTCTTCTAATTTATTTAAATATTTACTTATATATATAATTTTAAAATCAAAAAAGTTTATAAATTGTATTTTTTTGCATCTTTTCTTATTGCTAATTCTTCTTCAAAATTAGGATATTTTTTCGAAATAACATTAAAAATTTCTTTTCTATCTTTTTTATCAATCATCATCTTCATTATATAATTATAATTATTATTATTAAATATATCAACACCTTTATTAATCAAATATTTTAACATTTTAATTCTACTTAACATAACACAAGAAGTTAAAGCATCTATTAAATATCCTTTACCTGTATCAACACTTCTATTAATATCAGCACCTCTTTCTATTGCATCAACAAAAGATTCATAAGAATCATCATCTATTGCAGTCAACATATATAAATCAAGCTCTTTTTGTGTCTTAGGAACCTCTTGCTCATATCTAAGAGTATGTTTATTAAAAAAATCTTTAAATTTTTTAATCATATCATATATATAAAAATAAAATCAGAAAAGTTTTTAACTTTTCTGATTTTATGGTCTATATTTTCCTAAATTATTCATAACTGAATTCATATTTGGAATTTTCTTTGAATAATCTGGTATATTAGGTTGTCCTTGACCCTTCTGAGATTCCTTATTCTGTTTATTTTCTCTCTCTATTCTATCATTTAGTCTCTTCACATATTCCTCATATTCCCACCAAGATAACATATTAATATAATAAGGTGGAATATGATCCACATCCATAAACCCAAATTTATTATCCAAAATATTCGTCAAAGGCATCTGGAATAACGAAAATGTTTGATGCTCCTCCGGGAAAGCTCATATCGGTGCGGACCTCCAAGCCACACGAAAGACAATCTGATTTTAGTTCTTTTATACCAAACAACATTTGACTAACAGCTTGATTTAAAATTTGAAAAGTCTTCATGTTCATATTCTTAAATTCCTGCTCTTTAGACTTTATACCATCATCAGTTATTTTATTTCTATCATATAACATGAAAGAAGCCAACTTCAAAAAAGCAACATTCGGGCTTTTATCAACTTGAATTTTAGTTCTTATATCACCAAAAAATGCCTCTTGAATACCAATAGTAGGCGGTGCTAATTTATATTCAACACTCTCTATATTAAATACAAAAACCCTTTCATTTTTGTCAAAAAATTTAGATAATTTTTCTGGCATATCATAATTAACAAAAGATTTTTGAACTTTGTCTGAACTTGTTGACCTTAACTCAATTTTAAATTCATGCTTACAATTTTCACAAACTACATCTTTAATCAAATTTTTACCTCCAGGAAATGTTAATTCTCTAATCATAAAAATTAAAAATAATCTATCACCATCTCTTAAATCTTTATAAGAACCATGCATTCCATTACTGTAAATATATTTTACACATGAACTTAAAATTTGATTCATTTTCTCCGTTATATCTAAATAATTGTTATCATCAACAATAGAATATGCCTGAACCTCTTGTACAGTAGCCGCTCTAATATTAATTTTAGTTCCTGGCTTATAAAATATACCACAAGGCAAAACTTCTAATGGTACAGCTAAATATTCATTAGAGGGAACAACATCCAAATAAGATAAATCAACTTTTTGCACAGATTCAAAACTATTACTTTCATCACTAACAAAATTTTTTTCCAAATATTTTAAAGACTCTTTCTCTTTCTTACTTTTGAAATTTTCTTCCATATAATATTATTATTTTTATGATTATATATTAAAAGAATACTGGCCCATCAAAAAATTTTAATAACCATGTACAAAAGGTATAAACATCATTACAAAAAATGGCGCATGTTACCCATTCCCATTGAAAAAAAGAGACGAAATTGGACTTTTAATAAATAAAATGTATTAAATTAATTTATTTCGATTTAAATTTCCTTCATAAATAACACCATCTATTTTTCTTGTGGTAGACCATAAAGGACGTAAATTATTCAATGCACATACAATTTTAATATCAGTTGAAGAATCAAAATTAATAACTGGTATTATATGATCTATGTTTAAAGTATTTTTATTTCCCAGTAATCTATATCAAATTATATTTTTTATTATAAGTATTTGATAATGAGATAGTTCTAATAATAAAAATCTTCCCAGTAATCTGCTAAGAATGTGCAACTTAAATCAAATATATCTGTTGTGCTTTCCCATGCTAGTCCTTCGTCAAATCCTGTAATTTGTTTTAGCATTGCGTTATGATATGTTACTCTACGGATAACTTTTCCTTCTTTATCGTGAAGGTGAATAATAATGTCGCCTACTAAGTTTTTCTTATAATGAAGTGTGCCTGTTTCGTTGTTCCAACCTAAATCGTACCAATCTTTAAGCATTTTAAAACAGAACATTTCGTAATTATCGTTTTGGTTGAGGTTAAATGTGATAGCCAAATCTTCAACGTGAGTTTGAGCAGGCATCATTACGAATACTCTTGTTGAGTATTTAAATCTTTGTGTTTGTTGTTGTAAATCAGGATAAGTTGGGAACTTAGCTGTTTTAGTATTCTCCATAAGAAGATGAGTTGCATTCGGATGAATGGACTGAAGTACGGTTGGTAAGATTATCGTAACTTCGTACAAATTCTTATGAATAGGTTCCCATTTTTCTCTATGGGAGTCTACTTGTGTAAAGTGTGCAAGTGGCATATTTTTGGATTATTTTTTAGATATTTTCTTTATATATAAAAAAAATTTCCTTTCCCTATGATAATCAATAATTAAAAATTTTTTTTGTTAATATAATAGCATTAATTAAGGCTTTTTAAAAAATATAAAAAAACCAAAAAAAAATATTTATATATACTTAGTTTTTTTATATCCTAAAATTTTGTAGTTTTGTATCATTAAAAATATAAAAATGAAAGTTGTTTGTAAAAAAGAAGTGAAAATTTATCATGGTAAATATGATAATCCACAAAATAGAATTCATATTGGTGAAATTTATGATGCTAAAATAGTTGAACGGAAAAACCATTATGAAATTAATGTATATTTTAGTGGTGCTTGTTATATTAAATTTTTTTATAAAGGAATAAGAATATTAGAAGATTCTTATTTAATTGATTTTAACGAACATTTCATGAGTTTTGGCCAATATAGAAAAGAAAAATTAAATAGAATAAAAAATATTTTATAAATTATATTTTTTAGATTCTATATATTCCTCTGGATTATTCATAAATGTAATTAAATCATCAAACTCATCTTTAGTGAAGTTTTCTGTTTCATATCTATTCATATGATTTGAGGATCCAATATATTCTACACTAACAGCAAAATAAACATCTTTATTACCGTCTTCTTCAAACCAATAATCACTTATTTCATATTTTGATTTATCAAATTTATTCTCTTCATATAATGTATTAATAAAATTTATAATTAGATAAGACATAACTATCTTTTCATGATCTAATTGTTTGAATCTGGTTTCAGACCAGATTGTTGATGCTTCGTTAAATTTTTGAATTTTCATATATCTATATATTTTTTATTATATACTATATATAAATAAAAAAAGGGAGAAAAATTCTCCCTTTTAATAACCATCGTCAATCTATTATTTGAATCCCATAGATTGAATGTCGCCTTTCTTCAATATTGTGATATTATTTACAATAATACCCATACCTTTAATGATTTCAACATAAGTATCAAGAACGCCAATCTGAAGATCTATTACATAATCTGTGTTATTTGTTTCATCACAAACGTTCCAGAAATCATAGAATGCATCGTTATCTAACATATCCTTACAGATTTTATCTGCACGATACTTAATTTCGGCTCTGATTTCAGGAGTATTAAAGCTCCATTGATATCTTAGAAGCATATCGTATAATCTATTTTCAAGTTCTATAAGTACTTCTCTTGAATGTAAGAAACTAAGTGAACTATAAGGAAATACTTGTGCAGTTGCTTCATCATTGATGCAATATCCATTATTTACTTTATAAACGACTGGATTTGCATTCATTGCGTGTAAGTTCTCAAGATCAGTATTAGTAAAGTCCATTTCGGTTTTTGTTATACTTTGAACTCTACCATTTGTGATACCTGCACATATTGTCCAAGGTAGGATACCAGCAATATTACCAGTGAATTTTTGCATGTAAGTAGATGCAGCATATGATGATGGTGGCATCCATTTTGGAATTCCATTGTCATATATTCTAACATATGGGAAGAAATAACCTACACAACTTCTACCATCAACATCACCATGTTGTTGAGCGAATTGATAATAGAAATCTGGATTTTTGGTTTCATCTGCACCTTGTTTTACATACAAAGTATTAAGTGATCCATCATCATTAACGAATGATGGATTTGTTGAATCTTTGAATATTTTAGCACTTGGCATATTAATGAAGCCTAAGCAATTTAATTTCATACCGCAAATATCAGCAAGTTGTTGTTTTGATCCATATCCATCCATAGGCACAAGTCCTAATCCAAATGAATCAACCAGATATCTCCAAGATATTTTATTTTTATCTGCTAAAGCCTTAGCTAAATTAGTATTCATAGATATAATATCTAAAATTTGATTTTGCCTTTCATCTGTACCATCAGGTATAGAATCATTATGAACAACAAATGGTGAAATTTTCAAAGCTTTATATTCATCAACATAAACTTCTATTGATGGATAAGTAAATGTTTGATAATCAACTCTTGTTGAGCCAGTTGCAATATCAAAATCTTCAATTTTAATAGGAGCATCTGTATAAAGAATTTTCAAATCAACGTTATTAGGATCATTTTTAACATTAATAATTCTTGTTAATTTCCTTGGAACTGATCCTTCAAGATAGCCAGGTCCAGTTGGTGGCTCCCAGTAAGCTTCATCATAATAAGCTGCTAAGAAACTACCTTTTGTTACTTCTGAATATCTATTTTTATCAACCCAAATTTGTTGGCAAGTTGTTAAATCATCACCGAACCAATCTTCAATTTCAACTGATTGCTCCCAATTAGATTTATATGAATAAATTATTAAATTGTAATCATAAGCACTAGTCCAATCAGTGAAATCGACCTCATATTGTACATCTGGATTAAGTGATGATAAGAAATCAATTATAAGAATATTATTTTGGTCTAGGAACATCTTTAAGAAAACTTTATTAGTTGTTCCGCTAACATTGTTAACATAAAAATAATCCAAGTTATTTATAATACCATTATAATAATCTTGATATAATTGTGAATAAGTAGCAACTATACCAACCTTAGTTAAGGTACCTAAAACATCATACCTTGTTTTAAGAGAACTAGTGTTGATAACTGCATCATGTAACAAAAATTCGTTATCTACATAGTAAAGTAAAAATGTATTTCCGAGATGACACTGATCAGAATTTTCAGAATAAATCTTAATACTAGCATTCACTGTTGAAGTTGCTTCTACTGGAATTACAGATAAAACGGGAACTTTATCGCCATCCAAAAAAACTGTACTTGTAAGTCCAGAATATTTTATTAATACACTTTCTGTTGATATTCTGTCATATATTTCATAAAAAGCTTTTGAAGTTTTAAGATAGTTATAATCATTATATATACCTGTTTTACCAGATGTACCTAAGAATTCAATATTTATGTAGGTTCCTAATGTATCACTACCATCTGTCACGCTTGTTTGATAACCTATTGTAGTACCAAGAGCAACATAACCAGCAGAATCCAATGATACAGGTAAATAATTTAATGTATATGTACCTCCAGATTTTAAATGCTGAACATAACCTAATATTATTGTACTATCCAAACTAAAATTATAATCAGGTTTTATTGCTCCAGTATAAGTATTTGAAGCTGTACCATATAATAAATTGACAGTATTATCATTGGTAAGATATAAAACGTCATATCTCGAACCTAATGTATATGTAACACTACTCATTGCAACTGAATATGTTGTGAAACCACTAATGAGAGATCCATTAATAATATAGTAAGGATTTGGACCAGAATTAGCAAATGATACATTACAAGTTGTTAAGCCAGTTGTTGTTGATCCTGAATCATAATATATATCAAATATATTACCATTTGTAAAAACACCTGTTCTATCATCAACGCCACTTGCTATATAATCCTGATTATAACTATCAAAATTATTGGTTATAACATTATTGCTACTATCAAGATATTTTTGTGAATATGTCAAAGCTTCTTTAAGTGATGTCTCATATGACATAAATTTTATATTAGTAATATCTTGCCCAACAATAACATCACCTATAATATCAAGATTACCAAGTTTAAAGTCAGCTTCTAATAATGAATCTTCGTTATATGTACAGAATAAACCTGTT